CAGCACGTTCTGCATGTGAAAATCTCATCCCACAACCTAAAATATCATCACCTATAGGATGACCTTTTGCACCAACCCAAGTGAATATAAAAGACCCTTGTTCAGTATCTTTGTCCATTGGTATTACATCAAGTATTTTAAGAGCAACATCTTGAAAGTCTTTATACTTCAGTAGTTGTGAGTCACGTTTATCAATAGCATAACTTGCTTCACTGTGACGTACAATAGTACCTTCATATCCAGCATTGATAAATAATTTGTGATGATGTTTTAACTCTTGCTCATTTTGAATAGTTATTCTAGGTACAATTTCAATATTAGGTAAGTCTTTAACAATTGATTTTAATTCATCATATCTCTCAGTAAAAGATATTTTTTCACAAACTAAATCATATACATGATACTTAACATTTTTAGTTTCTTGACCACGGTCTTTTTTAATAATTTTCATATTTTCCTGAAAACTTTTACCATGTGCGTATAATTCACCGTCAAGATAGTATTCACTAGAGAGAGTATTTAAATCTGCCTGGATGTGAGACATTGTGGTAATCTTCTTCCCTTTACGGGAAATCAACGGTTTGTCTTTACCACCTAAAGATCTCATACCATCAAGCTTAGGTTGTACATAACAAGGATAAACAATCTTGTGTTTTTCTTTCTCATATTCTTTAGCTAACATTGGTAAGATAATTTTTGTGTTTGTTGCTTCTGCAACAGACGTAAAGTACCCTTCACTCATTTTTGTTTCAATTTTAGAAACAGCTTCTAAAAATGCTTGTTTTTCAGGCGTTGTTTCATTTACTTTACCTATGTTTTTGGCTTTTGCTGTTGATTTGTGGATTATAGGACTTTCTGTATCCAATAATCCTGATTCCTGAACTAATTCTGAACCTTCATTATATACACGTAAAAATCTAATTTTACCTTTACTATCTTTTTTATAAATAGTTTTATCAAATGCTGTTATTGCTTCAACCATAATTTATATTGATTTTATTAATTTTTTGTTTGATTAAAATATGTACTATCTTTTTCACATTCATTACCTTCATTATTTTTATAACTTATAAGGTAAAAGTCAGGTTTTTAATACTCACCTAATTCTGATTCTGATTCTTCTTTAGTTACAATACTATCCTTAAAACCCTAAGCGAACCAAGACTTTATCTGTTTTTTTATTCATTTTGTTTCTTTTTTATTTGTGCATTTTTAATAATTTTTGAGGCATTCTTTACAGTGTTTTTACCACCTTTTTTTCTTCCTGCTTTACTCATCTTTGTTTTGTTTAAAATATGTAACGTATTGTGTTCCAAGGTATTACTCTGTCATGCAATGCTCTCCACTCATTAATCCATTCATTTTTAAGTTTGTGTTTGTACCTTACATTTTTACCACCATATTGTGATATTTTAGATTCTTGAATGCTATTACTCCACAATAAATCTTCACCTTTTAAATTATTTTCTAAGTTTTTAAAGTGTTTACTTTCATTATGAGTAAGAAAAATAACTTCGGCTTTTACAGGATTACCTAAATCCCAATGATCTCTATGAGCTATATCTTTAACTTGATTAAACAATTCTTTATAGTCTTGTAACCACTTGTCATAATATATAACAGGACTAAAGTTAAGATGAACATCATAACCTGCATCTTGGAATAACCTTACTGCATATAACCTTTCTTCTATATTGCTAGTATTAGGTTCTAATATCTGTCTGATATTCTCAGGCATCAAACTAAACCTAATTCTTATTTTACCATCAGGATTGTAATTTAAAAACTCATTTGTTACTGTTTTTGTAGCAAAAGTTCCCATTACTCTAGGATGCATTTTAAAAAAATCAAATATATATTTCCAGTTTATTTGTTTATAATGTAATCCTATATCACTGTTGCAACCTATATCGTAAGTGTAATACAAAGGGTGTGTTTGATTAGGTTCTTTTTCAGGTAACCAAGCCACATGATCATTAATAGCAGATAATAAATCTCCATTATTTTTTGCTATGGTAATGTACTTACCATTATGTCTTTTAACATAACAGTAAGCACAATTAAAACCACATTCATAAATAAAACTAGGACTTATATAATCTGAACTTCTACCAGATTCTTTAATATCTAAAGCTTTTCTGACTACTTTTTTTGTTTTCAAAGCTCAAATTCTGAATCCTCATTTTCTTCATCTTTATCTTCAAAATCAAGTGATTCAAAGTTATCATTTGATTCAGTTTCCGGCTCAGTTTCTACTTGAGGTTTTGAGCTATCAATAAAGATTTCAAAACTATTATCTTCAATGGAATCAAGAAATTCTTCTTCTACTTTATCACTTTCTTCAGTAACTAGATCTTCTTCAACGTCATTTGGACTATCTTCATCACTATTATCAGTAACAGTATCTAAAGTTTCTTCAACATTTTCTTCAACAAACTCTTTATCTTGAGACTCTTCTTTAACAACTTCAATTATAATGTCAGTTGATTTAACTTCTTCAGCTTCTTCAATTTGTGTCAAAAGATTAGTTTGATTTTCAGGCTCACCATAATTATTTTCTAAAGTTTTAGCTTTATAGTTAATTAAATTAAATTCAAGAGTTACAACCATGTGTAATCTTGTTTGGTGATCCATCCAATTTCTAGGATGAGATCTTTTTAAAGATAACGCTACATGGTTATAAACACTCCAAAGAGATCTTGCTTCAGAATTATAATCAAAAGAAGGCTTGGACAACTCTTTCTTAATAATGGAAATCTGTTCATTTGAAACAATATTATATTTCAAGTAAAGAGCTCCAATAAATCTATTGAGCATATTATCAGTTAAGATGATAGTTTTCATTATATTCTTATCAGCGATTAAGTTATTAAAATAACTTCCTGCATTACTAATTTGACTAACAATTGTTTGAATAGTTTCTTGATCTGCAGTACCAACATGCTTACGTCCCCAGGTGTTTACGTCACCATCAATTACTCCATTTAATGAAGTGTATACATATCCACCAATTGCACATCTAAATCTCATAGATTTATCATAACTGTTTGACCAAGCAAACATCATACCCATGTCATCATCTTGACTGTGCTTTAAATAATACATTCCTTGAGCAAGAGTACCTTCAGCATTTGCTCTATATATTTCCTTATCTACAGAAAAACCATGCTTTTCTAATTGCTCCAATGTGTTTTGCATGACAAAATCATGCGTTATTACTGTATACGTATCAGCGTGTTGAGGTGCTGCTACATTTTGTAAAAATTCTTTTGTTACTACTTTTGCTCTCGTTGCCATTTTAAAATAATGTTAATTGTTTTGTTACTTTAACCTCTAGTTTTTTCAGTTCTCTCTTTACACTATCAATGTAATAAGACATATCCAAATCATATTCTTGAAATGGTTTTTCTATATAATTCATCATCAAAGTTTGATGCCATTTACCGGCTTCTATTTGAGTCTTTCTACCATCATCTTTGTTTGTTTTAAGAATTTTACACCCTTTTTTAGATATATAGTATCTTAAAGTTTTTTGTAAAGGTTCATAGTTATATTCACCTATTTTTGGTGCAGTTCTATTGAAAGCACTTTTAGTTGAAATACCTGTGTTGGCTTCTTTATATTTACTGTCAACTCTCACCCAATTATTATCAGACCATACTTGCTCCCAACCATTTGCTAATAAATAAGTAACCTTCTCTTCCTTTGTATATTTTGCATACTCAGGATCCATTACAGGTTTAACATAATGTTGAATAAATTCCCAATTACCTTTAATTTTCTTACCTCCAGAAAAATCAAAAATGTTATGTTGAGTTTTAAAATAATCTTCAGGTTCAACACCATGCACGAAATATTCATATATGGCTTTAGGTATAATGAGGAAACTTTTATTTTTATGTAAAGCTAAATCATTAAACTCAAATCTACCTTTACACTTAGAAGCTTTATAGTAATATTTACCAATCTCTTCTTTATAAACATAATGTGGAGCTGATTCTTTTAATTTAAGATACTTATCTTTATCAACTTCATTAAATTCAGTAAGAGCTATATAATTATTTACATCTCCTAAAATTAATTTAGAATATTTATCATGTTCAAGTTGAAGATTTGTTATTTCTTCCCATTCTTTACAAATATCTAAATATTCTTTTTCATAGTTTTTTGGTATTATTGTTTCTAAACCATCAGTATTTTGCATTAAAGGCTGTGCTCCAGGGATTCTTTCAGTAATCATTTCATATAACATGCATAAACTTAATTGTCCATTTATTGTTATACGCATTGTAAATTCAGGATCATATAGAAAACTATGTTTATCATTTGATAAACCATAAGTTGAATTTAATATAATCTTGTAAACATAATTTCTAGGATCAGACTTAGGTATCTTTCTTCTTTCATTAAAGAACCATTCGTACAACTCACAAAAATCATGTGTAGGTAAATGTGCAGGAGCCCAACCATTTCTAATAGCTAAATTAGGATAATAACTTACAACATCTGAAGTCATTATTATAGTATTTTCAGTAACTTCATAAACACCTGATGTTTTAGCACCATGTATACCACCTAATCCAAAATCAGTCTTTACACCTTTATAATTTATTGAGTATTTGAAACCTCCTTTAGTATGTTCAGGATAAACAGTTATCTCATTAAACCTCTTTAGTAATTTTTGAAAAGTTGCTGTTTCAAACTTTATATAAGGTAATATTAAATCTTTTACAACTATTTGTGTACGATTTGTTCTTAATTGTTTCAGTTCATATTTTTTTATACCTGTTTTTTCACTTAAAAAATGTAAAAACAACTCTTTACTTATTCTTGGTTCAGAAGCACTAAATAAAGGTATATTGTATTGCTCAGTTAGTGTTTTTCTTAAAGCTATTTGTTTTTTACTGATGTACATTATAGCTTTAGTAGATTCTACATCGTTAATACAATACTTAATTATCTCATCAATTTCATTATGTGTGGTAATAGTTGCAGTATGTTCAATAGGCATATCTAAAACATTGTGCCAGTCCATACTATATTGTATCCATTTTAGACTGGATCTTTTTGCAGGATTATCCCAATGATTAAGTTTAAATAAGTCAACTTGATTGATATGCATGTTTTTCTCATAAAATTCTAAGAATTCGTTTCTGTTCTTAGCACTTATTACTTGTTGAGCTTTGCCATATATCCAAGAAGCAATTTCACAACCTGACATAAAAGTTAAAGATTCAGCATGCATTATTATATACTCTGTAATTTGAGCATCAAATGCTAATCCATTATAAGATACATGCCACTCATGGTGTAAGATATTTCTCTTTAAAAACTCTATGAAATTATCAAAATCATTGATTAAATCATGAACAACAAATATTTCTTTATGATCACTTTTTACATCTATAAACACAGCTACAAAACAATTGGATATTGTTTCATAATCCATCACCCAATGTGTTTTCTCCATATTTTTTGCATTAAAAAAGGAGGGTTTTAACACCCTCCTTTAATTATCTTAAAATAGTATTATTACTTTTTATCAATATCTGTATCAGAACCTTTTGACTTTTCAGTATTTAAAAGACTTAAATAATCAAATTGTGATTCATTAATAGCATGTAACTTGATTAATGTTTGAATATCAATAACAGAACCAATATAATACTCCTGAAATGTTTCAATAGACTTTCTTTCTTCTTTTATTAACTTACCGTTTCTTCTTGGTACTTTAGTAGCCATAGGATCTCCATTTTCATCAAGTTTTGGTAACATGTGTAAGGAAGTCTTTTTCACTTTGGAAATTACTACAAATACTTTTGATTCTGGATCATATAGACATTCTACATAAGGACAGTTATCCGTAACAGGCATTAATCTGAATGATGGTTTATCATTCCAGTCTGATGATACTAACATCATTGTTGGTTTTAAATTTTCTGACATTCTTTTATTTTTTTTTTAAAATTAATACTATTTATTTAATAATTCAAGTACTTCATCAAACACTAAAGTTTCTTTTTCAAGATTAGGCTTATCACATAATTCTACAGCTGTTTCTAACAAACTCACTGTTACGCCAAGTAACTCAGCATAAATTGCATAAAACTTTTCAGGAAAAAGGTAACTTTCAATGTATTTTGCATTGGAAGCAGAGTGTTTGAAGTAATCTTTAATCTTACGCTTTATTTTTGGATTCATCTTACTATACCTTCCGGCTATAAGATGTTCCCAATCAGTTTTTATATCACCAAAATCAAATGTACATGTTATTAAACCATTTGATTCTTGGTAATCTATTAGTCTTGTGTGTTTCAGTAATATATTTTTTTCAAATTTGATGAATTCATCATCATTTCTTTTTTCATAAACAGCTACAAGCTTGCTATCCTCGGGTTCAACACATCCCTCCAATTTAAAATACGTTTGTATTGGAGTTACACCTGTCCCTTTTTTGATATCTAAGAGCGGATACACAAATATCTTAGACTTTTGAAAGTATACCTTATAAAGCGTACTGATTTCCATATATATTATAATTTTACTGTGTTACATGCTAATGCATAAGGAAGATTATAGTCTTTTTCTACATAGTGATAAGAGACTTCTTTTAATACTTCCGTGAACCGTTTTTCCCATTCAATCATTGATTCTTGAGAAACTTGAAAAGGATATATAAGATTGTTTTTGTCAATTACAACAAATGTAACAACTATATTCCAATCTTTAGATGATTTATCTTTTTTAGTTAAGAATTCATTAATTACAAGATGTTTGTATATTACAGCTTGCATCCAGTATTTATAGTATTCAACAGAATCAGGAAAATCTTGAATGTTTTTACCTAATGTTTTTAAATCTGTTATAAATATGGTTTGTGTATTGTGATCAATTACAACATTATCAACAGCTCCTTTAAACCCAAATGGTAATTTTTTTGAAGGCATTTTAAGCATTAATTCATTAAATACTTCAACACCTTCTGCAGGCTCTATATCAATTTGCATTAAATTACAAACATTTTCATTAGCTTTTATTTCATCAACAGCTATTTTAATATTAGCATAAATTACAGGATCAATTACAGATTTACCTTGTTTATCATTAAGAAATTTAAAATAAGAATTGTTATCTTCATTTATAACTTTATTTAATCTTTGTTCATCAGTTTTTAATTTTTGATGCCAATCTAGACTTTTCATTAAATTCAATATTTCTGTAGAAAAGTCTTTTAATGTTAAATCTCTATCGGGTTGTGAATCAAATACTTTAAAAATTTCATCAACTATTAAACGGTGATTATCTTTAGGAACTTTTCCAGGAAGTAT